GTGTAAAACACAATTACAAATTATGTTTGGTCGGGATAGATTCTTAGAACTTACAAAACAATTGCAATCAGAGAACCAAAAATTCTTAAGCGTGTGTGGTACATTAAAATTCAAAGAAAAAGCAACAGGCCAATACTTTGATGGACTTGATCCAGAAGATTTGCCTGAAAACTACACCAAGGTCTACATATGAGAGCAAAAGTTGATATCGTAGGAATACATAATCGTATTTTACAAATTCAAGATACCATTCAGAATGGTACCATTGAGGAAGTTATAGCCTTTGCTAAAGAATATAATATTCATCAAGAATCTACAAATGAATATTACTTAAGTAATACTCAAAAGATTAAGGCGAGATTGGCTGAAAACTCAATAGATTGGCAAACAATATGAACTGGTTAAAATCACTGTGGTTAAAAGTAAAACTACCAAACGGTAGAATACCACAATCTACAATACTCATTCCAATGAATGATCAAGTGGTTCAAGTAGTCGTTAAAGCAAAACGCACAAGAAAGAAAAAGGTAACAACAGATGAACCAATTATCAATAAGTGATAGATTACGTGATCCATTTGTAATGAAAACTTACAGAGAGATGATTCGTGTACAGCCAGTAGAAGTAGTGCAAGATTTGCGTAAAGTCTTACAAGATCGTGCACCTAATCATCCACGCACCAAGGACCTTGAACAAGCCTTTATAGATAGATTAGGCGAGTAATGTTTTATATAATTCGCTATAACCTACCTGAATTTATCATTGGGTTTATGATAGGAATACTACTATGTCTCAAATAACTCAGGCATTTGTGTATAAATGGATTCATGAACCTACATTCATGTGGTATATTGGTTCACGCACGGCTAAAGGTTGTAATATTAATGATGGATACATTTGTTCAAGTAAAATTGTTAAACCTATGATTGAACAAAAGCCTGAAGAATGGAAGCGTTATATCTTACACACAGGAACACCTAGTGACATGCGTAAGATGGAAACTAAAATCTTAGTTGAATTAAATGCTAAGAAGAACATGATGAGTTTCAATAGAAATAATGCTGACGGAACGCCCGGAGGAAGAGCATTTGGGTCAATCAATAAAAAATTTCAATCACATCCAGATTTACATCCAAAAGAATTAAAAAAATTGAATGCTAAAGATATTGCAACTTTGCTTGTTAAAGAAAAAGATCCACATAGAAAATTTATGATTTATGACTATTTGATTCCAATAGTTATTAAGGAGAAAACATGTCTGACGATTTGAATAACAATCAGGAAGATATCAAACCTAAGCGCGGTGGAAGGCGTCTTGGTGCTGGCAGAAAGACCGGATCTACAAACAAGATTCAAGGCGGTGAATTTTTAGAAGAATACAAAAAAGTTCATGGAAATAACCTTAAAGAAGATTTAGCAAAAGATATGTTAAATGCTAGATTACGCGGTGACTTTGAAATGCTTTTCAAATACCAAACAGCATTTGCAAAGTATTACTTTAGTGATGTTGCAACACAAGATATCACTAGCAAAGGTGAACAACTTAAAGCAGTATTCAGTTTCCCAAGCACAGAATTGTCTGACTGGAAGCAATGATAAATGTTCCCTTATATGGTGAGCAATCAACGATACTTCAAGATTGGCTTACTACTACTAAACATTGTATAGATATAGTTCCAGTTGGCAGCGGCAAAACGTTCTTAGCCGCTATTGCACTACCTATATTTGCCACTGATGAACGATATCATAAGGGTAAAGACATTATCTATTCAGCACCCACTGGCGCAATGATCAAGTCACTAATATGGGAACCATTAAAGAAATCATGTCAAACATACTTTGGTTTACGAGAATCTATTGATATTAACAATAGTGAACTAACCATTAAGTTTCCTAATGGTGTTTTCATTCGCTGTAAAAGTGCAGAACAACGAGAAAATCTTAGGGGGCTTAATGTTGGAATTTGGATAGCAGATGAAGCAGCACTATACACACAAGATACATTACAAGAGATTACCAATCGCTTACGCCCAAGAGTAGGCACACCAGACACACAAGGTAGGTTGGTTGTTATCTCAACACCAAATGGTACAGGACCATTGCATGATTTGTTTAATCTAGCATTGGCTAGCCCAGAAAAATATGCAGTAAGACATTACAATTACCTACAAATGCGTTCAGGCAATCGTGCGTTCATTGAAGAACAAAAACGCATCATCAGCCCATTAAAGTTTAACCAAGACTATATGTGTCAATGGGAAAGCGTTAGTGATGCTTTTTATTACACATGGGACAAGACAAAGTACACAAGAGATGTAGTAGATAGAGGTGGCGATCTATATACATTCCATGACTTTAACAAGCGTGTTATGTGTGCCACAGTAGCACAAGTATATAAGAGTGGTCTCAAGAATGGCACCATTGAGATATTAAAAAGTTATGCGATACCTGATTGCTCAACAGAGGGTATAGCCCAGGCTATCCGTTTAGACTTCCCCAAGCGTAGAATAAACAGTATAATTGACATGAGCGGAACGCAAGTGAATAGAGATACAACAAGTCCTTTTGGTGTAACAGATAGAATCATATTAGAAAAGTATGGCTTTACAATCGTAAACACACGCAAGGTTAACCCACTCGTATCAGACACAGACAACACAGCAAATGCGTTTATTAACAGAGGTGGATTGATTGTTAAGCCAGAAGATAAGTTTTTATTAGAAGCATTAACAACTTATCACTTTGAAGATGGCACACGCAAACGATTAGTCAAGTACACTGAGCAAAAGTACGCACACATAGACGGATTAGGTGATTGTATACGCTATGGTATACATCACTTGTTCCCAATCACCCACGATAGTATACCAATTAAAGAATACATTGGTATGGACGCAAGAATGTCAAGCATGATGCAACCAGGCATTGAGCATATGCCAGAGAGTCCACTGTATCCGGGCGGACCAAGTTGGGAAGAAATAATGAATGAAAATTTAGAACAGGATCATCAAGTATGGCAATAAAAAGACGCATAGGTTGGATTATAGAAGATAGAATAAGTGACCAAATAACTATTGACCCAGTAACCGATTGCTGGGATTGGCAAGGATGCCGTAACAACATTGGCTATGGTTTTATTCGTGATGGTAAACGAATGAGAACAGTGCATCGTGTTAGTTATGAATTGCACAATCAAACAATTTTGCCTGTTGATATCTGTGTTTATCACACTTGCTCAAATTACATATGCTGTAATCCAGCACACTTAGTTACTGGCTTAAGACAAGATGTGACTACACATATGTATAATCAAGGTCATGCAAATCCATATGGTGGCAATCCATTAAGAACTTGTATCCATTGTAACAAAACCATGGGAAAGAATATGTTAAGTCGTTGGCATAACAACAACTGTAAACACAAGCCAACAAGTATAAATACATTACATAATTATGAAAATATATAAACAGCGTTATTTTGAGCAAAGACAAAGTGCTAGAAATAGAGGTATTCCGTTTGAATTAACCTTTGATGATTGGTTTTCTATTTGGCAGAATTCTGGTAAATGGGAACTTAGAGGCAGAGGTAAAGGCACATATGTTATGAGTCGTATAGGTGACGCAGGTCCATATGCGGTTAATAATGTATATATAAATAGTCAAGAACAAAATGCCAGTGAAGCCCGTAAAGGTCAAAAGAGTTCAATTGAACATGCTAATGCGATTTCAGTTGCGCTTAAAGGTAAACAAAAATCTGCCATAGCAATTGCTAATAATGCTGTCGCACAATTATCTAGACCAAAATATACATGCCAGCATTGTGCCAAACTTATAAGTGGTGCAGGAAACTTAAAACAACACATTGCTAATAAGCATAAGGAAATATAATGACAATCAAAGCAGATTTACTCAAGCGTAACGCAATATATGATGGTATCTACAACCAAATGTTGTCATATCAGTTTGCCTATCTTGGCGGCATGCCCTTCAAGATGTTGGTACGCAAAAAGCGCCCTTCAGAAGATTCAACATTATACAATGACCTAGTAACCAACACAATAGCACAGCCAATCTGTCGTTACATAGTTGACACTATCAATGATGTATTGTTTGAACCTGGCATCAAGCGTAATGTACAATTTTGTACCACAACAGGACAAATGATTGATCCAAAGAATAGTGAATGGAGTGATTTGTTTTTGTTAGATGCTGACTTAACCAATCGTACATTAACAAGTTTTATGGAAAGTGTTGGAGACTTAACAAGCATATATGGACATTGCTGGGTAGCAGTGGATATGCCACAACAAAGTGAAGGCAATCTAGGTCGCCCATATGTATGTGCGATCAATCCATTAGATGTATGGGATTGGGAATTTGACTATTACGGTGGCAGACCAATGCTTAAGTATGTTAAAGTCAAAGAGATGGAAGATGAAGATTGCTACTATATTAAGTGCTATCATTTGGGTGACGCAACAACACCAAGTTACTGGAAAAGTTTTGAAGTAAAAAAAGGTCCTAGCCAAATGAATGAGCCAGCAGAATTGATTGGCGAAGGTTATTATCCTCCAGGCATGAGTATCCCATTGTTTATTGCATATGGTCGCAGAGACCCTCGTACAATTGACTTAGGCATCTCAGATATTGATTCAGCAGTAGATGCACAAAGAGAACATTACAAAATGGAATGCGAAAAGTATACAGCATTACAATTTGCTCACACCATTATTCGTGCTGACAAAGGCGTAAGCGTTCCTGTTCATGCTGGTGCGATTGTTCGTGCTAATGAAGGACAGATTGAAGCGATAGTAGTTGACACTGGTGATGTTGATGCAATTATAAAATCACAACAAGATATACTAGAACAAATTGAAGCATTGACTGGCTTAGGTGGATTGCGTACAAGCAAGAACCAAATTGCATCAGGTGTTGCTATCATTGAAGAACGCAAGCAATTGCACAGGACAGCAAAATCAAAAGCAAGATTGATGGAAGTCACAGAAGAAATGATTTTTACTTTTGCTGCAAGATTTATGGAGATGCGTTGGGCAGGTGAAGTAAATTACAACACAGACTATGAAGCACATGATACAAACTATAGAATGGCTGTAATGAGATCAGCAAAAGAATTAGTTGGTGATAACCCAATGATTCAATCATTAATTACTAATGAGATTATTGGCATGCTTGCTCCAGCAACAGAAATTCCTGAATATCAACAAGCATACATTAAAACAGTACAAGATCCAGACTTAAGAACATTAATGATGGATACTGATCAAGCAGTAATGAGTCGTGATTTAACGCCATCAATGATACCAGAACATGAGATGTATGGTGAAGAAGATGATGAGACTGGTAAAGAACAAGCAGAATATGACAATAGTATAGGTGAAGCAGACAACACTAGTTTACTAGGTGGTGCTGGCACTCCTATTACTAATATAGGTATGACTTACTATACTGCACAAGTTGCACCAGTTATATTGAACACAATGAATACTGGCCGTTGATATGCAAAAAGATAAAACACAAATTTGATTCAAATGAATAAATACATTACAAACTCGGTTGCTCCGTTACAGCAAGAAAAAATTTAACATGGATCAAAATACATTCGTTGGCAACGATAGCCAGACAAACGCAAACCAGTCGCTCTCACAAGCAGAAGGTGGCAATGAGCAAAAGATTGACCCAGGTGCTATTCGCAAAAGCACTACACAATCTATATTGAATGCACTAAGCAATGCTTCTGGCAATCAATTTGGTAGTGTTGAAGAGGCGTTAGCCTTCATGGCAAGAACTAGTGTTCAGCAAACAAAATCCGATGGCAACGTACAGCCAGTAGATAACCAACAGAATCAGAATCGTTCTAATCGGGTCACAGCAAATGACTTGCAGGAGCAATTTAGTAAACTTCAACAAGACTTGGCTCGTAAAGACCAGGCACTTCGTGAGAAAGAACTAGATGGCGATATCCAGCGAGCCATGGGTGAGAAGTTTGATAGCGACTTGCTAGATTATGCTTTGAACAAAGTAAAGTCAAATATTCAATGGAATAATGATGGAACTTATCAAATCACAGATAGTAAAGGTCGTGAGCGTTATGGTCAAGATGGTAATCCGCTTTCAATTCAGGGTTTAGTAAATGAAGTAGCGCAGGGTAATCCTAAACTACTCAAACAGAGTAATCTAAATTCTGGATCTGGTTTAAGACCCGGACAAGGTAGTTTCACTGGCGCAAGTGATGAGGCAGTACCCGACTATAGCCGTGACCCAGCAGCGTTTAACGCATGGGCCAACAAAAACGGACTAGGTAAAGGTATTGGACTCAAAGGACTAGGCGTTACAGCGACAGTATCAAGTGCGAGTCGTAAAGTACTCTGATTGCCAACTTATATATAAAGGAAAAATATTATGGCTTATGTTCTCGGCGGTCCAAATAATGAAGGTGATGGTTTTACCACTGCTATCTCCAACTTCGCACTCCGTGCTATGCACGAATCAAATGGTTTAGTTAACTTTACTAATGTTGTTACACCTACACAAGGTCAAACATTCTTAGTACCTAACTTCGCACCTATCACATATCAGGATTACAATGCCAACGGCACTGGTGGTACATATGGTACAGGTAATGCGGTTGTACAAAACCCATCATTGGGTCAAGGCACAATCACAGCAACTCCAGCAGTTGCACAAACAGCGTTTGATATCTTCTACGGCTGGACTACAAGTTTCACACTAGCAGCAACGCTAGGTGCTGAACTTGGTGAGAGTTTTGCTGAAAAAGTTGATCAGCGTGTTACTGAAGCATTCTTGGCATTCAAAGTTGACCCAGCCAACACATACTACGCAACTAGTGCAGACGGCTTTGACCGTGTGTTACAATTAGGTGCAATGGAATTGCTTCCTACAGGCACTAGTCCAAGTTCTCCAACAGCAGGCTTTACAACTCATCAAGTACTTGACCTAGTTCGTTTAATTAAGCAAAACTTCAAAGTTGCTCGTATGCCTGGAACACCAGTTATTGTTTTAGATAGTAATGGTGACGACGGTGTTACTGGTTCTTCATTAACTCGTTTGTTAGGTGAACTAACTGGTGGTGCAGTTTCTCAATCAGGTGGATCTAATCTTTCTGCTCTTGGTAACGAATTGCTAATGAGCGGTAAGATTGAAAGTGTATATGGCTGTATGGTTATGTTTACTACATTCTTACAGAGTTCTAGCCGCACTATTGACGGTAATGCATCTACAGCATGTATTGTTGGTGCTTACTTCGGTGACAGTGCATTGTTCACTGTTATGAAAGAAGGACTTGCTATCAAGACTGGTGAAGTACCAGGTGGTCTACAAATCTGGTTGACTGGTGTTGGCTACTTCGGTGCTGGCGTTGGTGACCTTCGTAGAGGCGGTGCTATTAATATTCAGCAGTAAAAATTTGAATAAGAGAGAGTGGCAACACTCTCTCATTGTCTAGGAAAAATAATATGTCAGTACCCTATCAAAGAATCTCAAACGCAACAGTAAGAGACATACAGTTTTACGATCCGGCAGCGGAGCGTAGAGCATCGGCTCTTAATGTTGATTGGGAGCCTTATTTCAAAGTCGGTTCGCAAGAATGGCTTTACAAATTAGAATTCGGTTGGTGGCAAAAGTATTGTGATACAGTACTTGGTGCTTACGATTATGCCAATTTGCCTAATGGACAATTGATTTCAAGTTTTAATCCTAGTCTACTTATTAAGAACGACCAAACATTAATTCGGTTAGATACATTCGGAGCGATTCAAGTTTTCTATGAATCACTAGTTACTGATGTGTCTAACATGAATGAAGTGGATATGCAAAACTATGATTTTGCTGTCAGGCGTTGTGAGAATGAGTGGACTAAGGCGTTACAGTTGATGAACTTCTATGATTTATATCAGGATTCACCAAATGGACCGACTACGAAACTTGAAGAAAATTGGACTGCTGACGTTGATTTCTTTAATGGTGACCGGAGATACTTCTAATGGCACAAGCAATATCATACACAGTACTCAATCAACCTTATACAACGCAAGATCAAATCATTGCGGTGCTTAGGAGAGATATTCTAAATACATGGAACATCCCTGTATTTGAAGATTTCCCAAGTGCATCTGAAAAGGTAAGATATGGAGTGTATGTGAGTGATGTTCACCAAGACGATAGAAATCCTCACCAACTTGGTGTTCAATATGGTGGAAGTATATATCATGCTTATGATACATTTAGCGTGACTTATATTTCATTCCAAGAGGACCCATATAATCAACCAGTTAATGCGATTATTGCTAATCTAGTAACCGCACTAAAAGACGATGGTGAGCAATTATTTGATGGATATTTTGAAAGAGATTTCACGCAAGTAAGAACATATGGACCAACGCAGGCAGAAAGACACGACTGGACATTCAAAGTTTTAAGACTAGAATTTAATACATAAAAAGCCAATATACAAGGAGACAATCATGGCAAGAATCACGACAAATACAACTGGAACACAACCAGTTATCATCATTGGATTAGACGGGGCTAACCTTGCTAATACAGCGGCAACAATTACTGTACCATTCGTACAAGACTTAACTATCACCAACAGTACTGGTGTTTATTCATACACAACATTTTCAGATGTTGATATGCGTAAACTAAGTACACCTGCTGATAATGAAGCAAGTACAAATGTTGTAGTTGATAGTTTAGCATACTTTGGTAACAGTGCGGCAGTAGCCAACTCAGCACCATTCTTAGGTATCGCAAGTTTATCAACCAACAAGAATACAATAGATTTTCAAATCTATTGGAACGGTACTGATGCCAACGCATACTACTATGAGGGAACAGGCTTTATAACAAGTCTTGCTCCAACTACTAGTCCTGATGCACCAGTCTGGGTGACTCCATTAACTATTGCAGTTGATGGTGCTTTCACTGTAGACCAAGTGTAATCAGATAGTGTACGCAACAAGAGGGATACTCAAAAGGTATCCCTTTTTTAACAATTTACAGAAAGAAACAATTCATGGATCAATCATACCTTAAGAAGGATGAAGAAAAACTGCGTTCATTATTAATTGATGAAGCCAAGGCCAGTCCCATGCTTGACAACATGCAAGCAACGATTAGGCAAATGAAAGCCAAACAGGCATTTCGTATAGCGTTACTAAATCAACTGATTGACAACCTAAACGAAAAAGTATAAATACATTAAACAACTTAAAGACAAATGAACAAACAAATTGCTGAAAAAAGATATCTACAACAACGGGCTCAGGCTCGTATGCGTAAAGTACCTTTTACAATTACACTTGATGAATGGATTAAAGTCTGGGAAGATAGTGGTAAATGGGAACAACGAGGCAGACGCAAAGACCAATACTGTATGAGCAGAATCGGTGATAAGGGTGGATATGAATTAGGTAATGTGTTTATTCAACTTCAAGGTGAAAATGTTAAAGATGCTCAAGTAGGTAGAGAAAAAACTATTACCGAACGAGAAAATCTTAGTAAAAGTCATACCGGAAAAAAACTTTCGGAACAAACTAAAAAGAAAATAGGAATGTCTCATAAAGGCAAACCAAGCAATAACCCTAAAAAATTTCAAGTAGGTCATGCTCCTTGGAACAAAGGTTTAACAATTAAACAGCATATAACAAATTAAAGGAGATAATTATGCGCTTATCACAACTTACAGCAAAACCCCAATTGATTCTTATTGAACTAGTTGATGAAGATATCATCAAAGAGTTTGGTGAAGCCATTACCTTTCACACATGGGACAGACAACCAATGGATGTGTTTATGAAACTAGCCGGTGCGTCTAACAAAGATACATCAGAAATCATAAGCGTTGTTCGTACATTAATTTTAGATGAAAACGGTAAAGAGATTCTTAAGGACGATGCCATGCTTCCAACTAATGTATTGATGAAGGCAATTGGTAAGGTGACTGAAATATTGGGAAAGTAACACAGGATAGTATTGACCCTAAAAGTGAAAAGATGGCTTTAATACTAACCATAGATGGACTTGGTAAGCGTTATGGAATGCTACCAAGTGAAGTATTAGAAAGAAGTAATACATTTGATTTGTATATAATGGACGCAGCAATGACATTTGAAAGTTATCATCACAAAAAAGCAATGAACAACGGTCGTGAGCCAATGCCGGATTATACAACAGATGAATTACAGAACATCATGAATAAGGCAAAGGGTGAATAATGTCTATAACATATACAGTTACTGATAATGTTACAAGTAGTTTGAAACGCATCAAAGCAAAACTTAAATTGCTTCCGCAAGAAGCCTACAAAGAATTTGTGAAAGAAACGCCAATTCGTAGTGGTCGTGCAAGACGCAGTACCAAAATAAAAGGTAATGTTATTGAGGCTAATTACCCTTATGCTAAACGATTAGATGAAGGTTACAGTCAACAATCACCTAATGGTATGACAACACCTACAGAAGCATTCGTCAAAAAGCGTGTTAACCAAATATTAAAAGGAAAGTAAGATGGCAGATTTAACTTATACAATGGACATAAATGGTGCACCTGCCCTCACCACCCTTAATAAAGTAGAGTCACAAATATCTAAATTAAAAGGTAGTTTTAGCGCATTAGGCACAGCACTTGGTTCTATTGCATTTGGAGCAATGATTTCTAGTACTATTAAATTTGCTGATTCAATCAGCGACTTAAGTGATGCTACAGAAATATCAATACAAAAAGTATTAGGTTTTAGCGCAGCAGTTCAAGCCAATGGTGGAACTGCTGAAGGTGCTCAAAAGGGCATGGCAAAACTAGTTGCCAGTATTGATGAAGCAGCAAATACAGCAGGAAGTGGGCGTGACGCATTTAACCAAGTCGGTGTTAGTTTAAGTGACTTAAGAACAAAAACAAGTAGCCAAATATTTGAGCAAGCAATTAAAGGACTTGCTGGCATTACTGATGTTGCAACAAGAGCCAGAGTTGCAACTGAATTGTTAGGTAAAGAAGCAAAACTAATAAACTTTAAGAATGTTGCTGCTGACTTTGATGAAGCCAGTGCTAAAGCCGCAAGATATAGTTCTGCTATAAAGAGTGGTGCTGATGCTAATGATAATATTGCTGCTGCCATTAGAACATTACAATTAGAATTACTTAAAGCAATTCAACCTATTACAGATTTTATTAATAGTGTAAAAGTTAGTACTGATACACTTAGTAGATTTTTTGATATAATGGCAGAAGCAGCAAAATGGGCTATTTTAGTTGCAGGATTAACTTTAATAGGTAGAGGTTTGTATGTATTAGGTACAGCAGCAGTTGCCGCATACGGAGCCATAACTAATTTAGCAGGTGGAATAGTAGGATTATTTAGAGCATTATCTAATCCATTGACTAGAAGCAATTTAATGCTTACCCTTGAAGAATTACACGGTAAGTTAGGTCCTAAAGTTATTGTAGTATTAAATGCCATGGGTATTAATACCGCATTTTTAGCAAAACACTGGTTAAGTTTAAGCGCAGCAATTGGTGGTGCTGTTGGCGCCCTAAAAGAATATTTGGGTTTTGGTAAGGATGAAGAAGGTCCTAAAGGCAGAAGTTATTCAGAAGAAGATGCCAAACGCCAGCAACAATACCTAGACGAAAAAGCAGCAACAATCAAGCGTGGTCGAGAGGAAATGGAAAAGGATGCGCTAGCGCAAATAAAAATATCAAACGATTTAGAAAAAGCATTATCTAAAATTCGTGTTTCTTATATTCAACTAGGTGAAGAATCACAACACAACAATGACACACTAGTCGGTAATTTGCAATTTGAAACCTCATTAGTTGGTAAAACAGAAGAACAAGTTGAATTGGCCCGCGCTCTGCGTGCCGAAGCAGATTCATTAATAAAACTTAAAGATGGATTGGCAAAAAAAGCACAAGAAATTAATGCCGAAATTGTTACTGAACTTGAATTACAAAAAAAATTAAATCAGTTACAGATTCACGACAACTCGGTTTTGCAAATTTCAAAAGATAAAGATATTGAGGCATCTAAAAATAAAGTAATTGTATTACAATCCGAAAAAGCAGAAATTGATAAATTAACCGGTGTTTATCAAAATTTCCACAACAAAAATGGTGCAGCAATTGAAAAATATATTACTCAACAACAAACGCTTAAGTTATTAGAAAAAGACAGATTACAAAACATAGAAAACATTACCAAAGCCATTGAAGACCAAGTTGCTCGTCAACAAACATTGGCTGGCATATTACAAGGTATCAATGATAAAAAAGTTGATATGGCTTTTGAATTAAAGATAAAAGATTTTACTCCACTTGAAAAACAGTTTGCTCAAATAGATGAAAATGCTCGTAAAGCCGCATTAGAAGCCGCTAGATCATTTGCAGCAGGTTTTGCTGATGTTGATATGACAGCAGAAAAAACTAAGGAATTGGCTGATGGATTAGAACAAATTGCTAATTCATATAAAGGAATAGCCGATGCTCAAATTAGAAATTTAGAATATAGTAGAACATGGTCTGCAGGATGGAAAACAGCATTTGACAGTTATATGGATAATGCAACCAACGCTGCTAAACAAGCAGGCGATGTGTTTAATGCAATCACAAGCAATATGAATAGTGCCATTGATAACTTTGTTGAGAATGGTAAGTTTAGTTTTGAAGATTTGGCTAAGTCTATCATCAAAGATTTGATTAAGATTGAATTGAAAGCCCAGGCAGTGAAATTGCTAGGTATGCTAGGTGGCGGTGGTGGCATACTTTCATCAATCGGTAAATTTCTTGGCTTTTATGCTGAAGGTGGCAATCCACCAATCAACAAGCCAAGTATTGTTGGTGAGAAAGGTCCTGAATTGTTTGTACCAAGATCAGCAGGCACAATCATACCAAATGGTGCAGGTGGTGGCGGTGTTGTTAACAAGACATATATTACCAACAACATATCAGCGATAGATAGTAAGAGTGTTGCACAAATGTTTGCTGAGAATCGTAAAGCATTGCTTGGTACAGTACAGTTAGCACAAAAAGAATTACCTTACGGTAACAGATAAGGAACAATAAATGAGCGGATTACAAACAATCTTAGACAATTGTAACACGATTAAATTTAACCGTCGTAATGTTGTTGGAACACAATATACACGAAATGAAATACCTCGTATTAGTCAAACACCAACAAAGAATCCATGGAAGATTACAGTTGAAATGCCAAACAGTTTTCGCTATAGTGATGCTAGAGCATTAATGGAAGAACTTGATACATTAGATACTTTTACTAACCAAGAAATTACATTCAGCAACAATGCTAAACTTAGTTGGATATTCAGATATCAAGGATCATTGACTCTAGGACAACGAAATGGATTTACAGTAACAAGTTACACTGGCAATCAATTGGTATTAAGTGGCTTACCTACAGTAGCAGCAACTACAGTAATGTTCAAAAAGAATGATTTGATACAAATCAATACTTTCCCATACCCATTCACAACTCAGCAAGATGTATTGCGTGGTGTTGCTGGAACAGTTACCATTACAACAAGCAGACCAAACATCATATCAAGTAGCGTTACTGGATATGGTATCACAGTTGGTAATGATTGTACATTCAACGTTTTCTGTCCTAACATGCCCGTGTATAAATTAATACCCGGCGGTTGGCAAATTGCTAGTGGTATAACAACAAATAATGCTTACTTAGAATGGTCAGATAATTTCTATCTTTACGAATTCGTCGGAGAAGCATAATGGAAATCATACCAGCAGTTGACGATAAAAATAGCATTAATAGTGCTGAGTTTGTAAAACTAACAATTTACAACGATGTGGCAAACACAGCGGATACAACCATTTACACATTTTCAAGTGCTTACAAGTATGAGACAATAGATAGCACACAATACAGCCCAATGGGCGGATTACTTGGTGTAGGTATACAACAAAGAGACATTCGTGTTACATCAGCCGATACATCAATTACTTTAAGTGGTATACCCTCTGATGGGTCAGACAACATGGCAATTGTGTTAGGCACAAAGATTCGTGGAAGTAAAGTTGAAGTAATTAGAGGATTTTACAATGACAATTATAATCTATCTAATACTGCACAGCGTTTTACTGGTATTGTTACAAGTTATAATATAACTGAAGAACGCCATGATCTAGTAGACAACTTTACAATAACATTAAACGCAAGTAGTTACAAAACAGTATTACAAAATCGTGTTGCTGGACGCAAGACAAATGGTGAGAGTTGGAGATCGTTTCCTGTATCAGCAACTGATACATCAATGGACAATGTGTATAGTCTATCAGATCAATACTTTGACTTTGGCGCTAAACCCAAGGCAGGAGCAACTACACAAAGTACTGCATCAGCAACTCAAGCCACAGCCGTATCAAGTAATGACGGTGGTGGTGGAAGAGACTCAATATGAAAATAAGATACGCTACTAAATATGATGCACAAAAGATAATCAGTATGCTTTGGAATTACCATGACTCTGGTAGTATACATGGATTAACTGTTGCTGATGAAAAGACAGCAATTAAGATTCTTACACACATACTAGCAGGCGCCGGCATAGCAATACTTGCTGAAAAGAACAACGAACCTGTTGGAATGTTGTTAGCATTCAAAACGCCATTCTTATGGGATCACAATAAGTTTGTAATGAATGAGATTGCATATTGGGTAGAAGAAGAACATAGAGGTAGCACAGCAGGTTATAGATTGTTGGCAGAGTATGTTAAGTATTGTGAACAATTAAAAGAAGAAAATATGATAATAAATTACACAGTAAGTCAAATGGAGGGACAGAATTTGAACTATTCACGCTTTGGCTTTAGACCTATAGAACATACCTGGAGTTTATAAGATGCCTATATTTACAGCAATAGCCGCATTTGTAACAGCAGCAGCAGCAGCAATTGGATTTAGTGCTGCCGCAGCAGCAACCGTTGGCGCAATTGGTGCATTCGCAGCAAGAACATTATTGACAATTGGTATCAGTAAGTTGATATCAAATACAACTGATACTTCAGCAGCAGGTAGCAATACACCAGCAGCAGACCCAAGAGCGCAAAAGTCTCCAACAACAGTCAACAAGATTCCAGTAGTTTATGGATCAGCGTATGTAGGTGCTACTATCACTGATGCTATACTAAGCACAGACCAAACAACAATGTATTATGTTTGTGCATTAAGTGAGGTAACAGATACAGGTTCATTTACTTTTGGTAACATATATTTTAACGGTGACCTAATTGCATTGGGTACTGGTGGTGATGTTGCCAAAGTTATAAGTCTAACAAACAATGCAGTTCCTCCACAAGTAGATACCAAAATTTCTGGATATATGTATGTATATTTGTTTAATAATGGATCAAGCAGTGGTGTCAATACTGGTGGACAAACAGCAATACAAATACTTTCAGATGCTAGTATTCCAGTAGATAGTCGTTGGTCAGCAACTGACACAATGAGTAGTTGTGCGTTTGCTATCATTAAGTTAATTTACAATCAAGATGCCGGTACAACACAGATTGGACAACTAAACTTTCAATTAACTAATAGTTTAACTAAGCCAGGTGCTGTTATTAAAGATTATTTGACTAACACAGTATATGGTTGTGCTATTCCAATAGCCAATGTTGATACAGCAAGTTTAATTAACTTGAATACTTATAGTGATGAACTAATTTCTTATGTGCCTGTTGGCGGTGGTAGTGCAACCCAAGCAAGATATCGTATCAATGGTCCTATCAATACAGGACAAAACTGTTTAGCAAACTTACAAGACCTATGTGATGCTTGCGATAGTTGGTTACAATACAGTGAATTGACTGGCAAGTGGAAAGTAGTTATCAACCAAAGTTATTTAGATTACACAACTTTCAATGACTTGTATTTGATTGATAGTTCTAAACTAATTGGTGGCATTGATATTAATCCAATTGATTTGAATGCAACTTATAACAGTTTAGAAGTTGGATATCCAAATGTAAACATTAAAGATCAAACTGATTACAGAGTATTCAACTTAATTGATTATGTGCCTGAAGTTATGAGTCCAAATGAAGCGGCTAATCAATTGAGTGTTAACTATCCTCAAGTAAACAACTACATTCAAGCAGCATATCTTGGTGAGCGTAGATTGCTACAAAGTCGTGAAGATTTAATTATCACCTGTAGTTTAGACTATAGTGGTATACAGATTGAAGCAGGCGATGTTGTAAAAGTTACATTAGCAGAATATGGCTGGGATGAGAAGTTATTCCGTGTTAGTCAAGTACAAGAAGTTAAAGATGAATCAGGATTCTTAGGTGCTCGTATTACAGCGTTTGAATATAACGATACAATATATGCTAATGACCCATTAAATGATTTTGTACCAGAAGCAAACACTGGATTAACTAATCCCAAATGGTTAGACAATCCTGGCACTCCTACTATTACAACTAATCCATTAGCAAATGGAACCGTAGCAGGTTTTAGTGTAGCAAGTACAACACCTGCTGTTGGTAGTACTATGTTTATGGATTTTAACTATGGATTGACCAGTAATGTTGATACTCATAAGTCATACTCAACAGTTCAAACAAGTGATGGAACAGCATTTGCAGTTAGTACATCAGTAGTTGTTAATGTTGTTAATTTACCACCAGAAACATATTATTGGTCAACAACAGCAAGAACCAGCGTTACTGGTTATAAATCATTAGCAAGTGCGCCATATATATGGGGTGGACCAAACATTACAACTTATGATTCTGGATCAAATACAGGTGGTGTTACATATAGTAAAATGGCGCCAGCAGCACAGGGATTATTGTATAGGGCAGGATGGTCAGCCTCTGAAACTACATTGGCAAATTATCAAAATGCAACAGCAAGAAGTGAATTTACTTACCAAAAAGCAATGTATATTCCTTCAGGAACAACAGGACCAAGCGTATCTTCTACCAAATATTTTCCAATATCACAGGCAACTGCATCAACTGCTGATGGGTATACATACAATAGTACCGCTGCATTTGCTCCTATTAATAACGGTAGTCAAAATATTGTTTCTGAAGGTACTGCTGGTTGGTATATTTTAACTTTCTTAGATTTTACAGTTGATACCTTAAACACAAATGAAATATTACAATATTGGATATCAACTCAAGTTCAAACTGACACGGCTAACACACATATTCAATATGCGCCATTTGCTACTTTTACAGCAAGTGGTACTGATATTATATTAATTACAAATTATCAATGGGATCAAATAATGACATTTACCGGACCTTACGCGGGTTATAGTGAAAAACATAATGCTTCTGCTGTTGTCGGAGGAACAACATCAGTAACCCGATTTGGAGTTGCTGCTAGAGTTTTAACAGTAGGGGCTACTGTTTGGTGGCCCGGTTTAGTTTTGGCTGGTCAGCAAATAAAAGTATAAAAACATATAAATAGATATAAGGAAACAAATTAATGAAAGAGATTCAACAGAAGTATTATGTTCATAAGGCAGGCGCAAAACGCCGCAATATTGAATTTACACTTACATTTGAAGAATGGTATGATATTTGGCAATTGTCCGGTAAGTATAATGAACGCGGTAGAGCAAAGGGTCAATATGTAATGAGCCGATATAATGATACAGGTTTATATGAAATTGGTAATGTATTCATCCAAACTAATAGTGACAATGTAAGACAAGCACAATTAGGTAATCATACTTCAAGAGGACCAATGAGTGACGAACATAGGAAGAAATTAAGTATTGCTAAAACAGGATTGAAACTTTCTTGCGTTAGTAAATTAAAAGGTAAACCTCAATCTGGGGAGCATAAAATGAAAAACAAATTAGCACAACTACAACGATTTGCTAATAAACAATATGAGGAGAATACAAGGTGAGTCTATTATTAAACGGATCAAGAACGATGACAATTGCTGGAACACCTATCCAGTGTCTTGAGATATATACAGGTGAAAGTTACACACTACCATTTAGTTTTTTAGATAATACTGGTAATGCTATTGATTGTACTGGTTGGACATTGAGTACAGCAGCAAAGTTTTATTCTGTAGATACAGTTGAGTATCCAGTAAATGATGAAAACACAGTTACACTTGGTAATTTAACATTAAACAGTCCGCAGCCAAGTACTGGTGGAGGCACATATACTGCTAATCTTACCGCAGCATTTACATCAGCAAGCACTGGAGTAGGTTATATATATATACCAACCAACTTGACAGGTGGCACAGGATCACCAAATGCTACTCCAACTTTATCATTAGCAAATTCTAGTGCTAATAGTACATTAGTTATTGTTACATTAGGTGTACAAAGAACTGACGCATTAAGTACAAAAGTAGACTATAACCGTGAACCAATAGGCTTTATTGTAAGGTATCAATAATGTCTGAAATTAACGCAAACATTGTTATAACACCAATTGATTTAGGTGTTACTGTTAACACCAATCAATTGACCTTTACGCCTGATGCTACCAGTTTGAATTTTTATACCGGTGGCATCTCTACTACAGCAAATGGATTAAATGCCAATGTTGCCAATGTTCACATATATGATGGTGTTAATGGATATGTGTTGCAAACTGATGGTGCTGGTAATTTAAGTTGGACAGCACAAACTGGTAATGGTGGCGGCAACGGAACACCTGGTGGTGCTAATACACAAGTTCAATATAATAATGCAGGATTATTTGGCGGAACCGCAGGTTTTACTTTTAATTCTACCACTGGTAATTTAAATGTTCCAAATAATATAATAGCAACTACTGTAATTGGTAATGTTTCCAATGCAAATTTTTCAACCTATTCAGGCATAGCATCAAGTGCTAATTTAGTAGCAGGTGCCAATGTAACTGGTACTGTTGCAAATGCTACTTATGCAAATATATCAGGTGTTGCATACTCAGTAGCCGGCGCTAATGTTTCAGGTGCAGTTGCTTTCGCAACTACTGCTAATAGTGTTGCCGGCGCTAATGTTTCAGGTTCTGTTGCAAATGCTACTTATGCAAATATATCAGGTGTTGCTTATTCAGTAGCAGGCGCCAATGTAAGTGGTGCAGTTGCTTATGCGACAACGGCAAATGCAGTAGCCGGGGCCAATGTCAGCGGCCAAGTAGCAAATGCATTAATTTCTGGAACTGTATATACAAATGCTCAACCAAACATTACTAGTGTAGGCACATTAACTAGTTTATCCGTAACGGGCACAACATCAATTCAACAAGCAATAGAAAAAATGACTACAGTTGGCACCGGAGCCACTGGAACTATTACTTATAATTTACTAAATCAAAGTATTTTATTTTATACCGCAAATGCTTCAGGAAATTTTAGTCTAAATTATGTGGGAAATGGATCAACATCATTAAATTCAGTTATGAATTCTAATCAATCAATGACTTCTACCTTTATTAATACAAATGGTCTTACTGGTTATTATTTAACTGATATTCAAATTGATGGTTATAGTCGTACAGTTAATTGGGTAGCACCAACTGCTCCAAATAGCGGAACTATTTTTGGTAAAGATGTTTATACTTTTAATTTACTTAAAACAGCATCTAATACTTACACAATTTTAGGATCAAGAGTAGGATATTTATAATGCCAATTACAGGGTCATTAGGTTCGTTAACGGTTGAAAAAGTTTCCTTTTCTACATTTAATTTTTCTTCATGGTATTTAGAAACAGCCAATTCTATAGCCTTTTCTGGAATAGCATCTACTAATTCAACTACTTATTTTGTTGGTGGTCGTACAGGACCGTATGATTCAATAACATCAAATTCAGTTGTAAACATGATGTGTATAGTTGATTCAAGCACGTATCCTCAACAATTATGGAACGCTGAATATTTTTTGCCAAATGTAACATATACGGGAGATATAAAAAATAGAGCAAACACATCCGAAGTTTATATGACTATGGGTAAAAATATTGTTGCTAATACGAATACTAATTATTCTTTTGGTACGTTAGCGGTTGGTAATTTAACTACATCAAATTACGATTTTGCCAAAACACAACTTTTTAATCCGCGTGCTACACAAACATCAAATACCAAAATGCTTGATTCTGTAGTTTGGTCTGTTGGTTCTGGTATTTGTTCTTTTATAGGGATAGATCCCGCAGCAAATCTTATAATTTATAAATATACTGGAATTAACGCAAATTATGGTGGACCTGCAGGAACAATTGCGATTAATTCAACTACTTACACAAATACGGCGTGTATTACAAATTTACCTACTAGTAACTATTCATTTGGTTCTTATGTGTTAGGATGTAATCCTACTAGCAATAATTTAATTAGAGCATTTCATTTTGCTGGTCCTTATCCTGGTTCAACAACTCTTGTTACGGATTGGCAAAGACAATTTGGTTCTAATATTGCTATTACCAATGTAACAATAGATACTAGCGATAATTTATATTTTGTCACCGGGGCTAAAAATTCAAATAATTATATTTTTAGTTATAATAAGACCGGAAATTTATTATGGCAACAACAAATTAATAATGTTCAATTATCTTCAATTAATTATTCTAATAATTATTTGTATATTTGCGGTAATACTGCTAGTAATGTGTTTATCGCTAAATTTGATACAACAGGTAATATTCAATGGCAAACTGAATTATCAAGCACAGCGACTACATTAATACCAAAAAGCATTAAAGAAAATAATGGCAATATAGTAGTAGCCGGCACATCAAATTATCGTGGATTCGTATTGAAGATACCAAATACAGGAAATATTCCAGCCAATGGCAATTTTATATTAAATGGAAGTAATTTTACTTATAGTAATTCGTCATTGTCTATAACTACTAGCGCATTATCCAATATTGTTCCTAGCACCGGAAATGTTAATATAACTAATTCTTTTGGTGGTTCAGGATCTTTATATGGAAATAGTAGTATACAATCAATAAGTAGTGTTGGTATTAATTAAAAAGCATAAATAGATTATATACACACGAACAATTGCGAGGCAGCGAGTGTTCGTCAACATGCGAGAAAGGCAAAGGAAAAACAATATGGCCAAATTTACACAGGCGACTCTTAACCAAGTCGGTGGCTTTGATGCTCAAGTTCTAGCACAAAACTTAATTTATCAACAAAAAGATTTTTGGAACTTTGAATGGTCAGCCATAACAAGTTACACTAGTGGATGGCAAACTGGTACTACTCCAGTAGACTTAACTGGTGCTACTATCAATGCTCAAATCATTCGTAGAGCAATCACAAACTTTAGCGATAGCAGAACAGGATATGATTTTACAATCAGTGATTATCCTCTTGTTCCTCTTATCACTACAATTACAGCAAGTGATACAAGTACAAATGAATTTACTTGTA